AGTCCTATGCCGTTTGATTCAAGCATAAATTTATGCATTTTATCTGCGAGTTTATTATTCCAATGTGGTCGGTAGCCATCAAATTGAAAAGGCAAGGCTCTTTCTGTTAAGATATAAGGGGATAATTTGATTTTGTTAGGAACTAGCATGACCTAATACATTCTATTTGCGGAATTTTCTCATCACTTTATCAGATTGTCTGATATGCCACCATATTATAATGTTGAGCCAGATTTTATGAATAAATCTATAGATTGGATTATTGTATTGATACGTTTTCACGATGTTTATTTAGATTGTTGTTGAAAGATTCTTGAATCGTTTAGCTGAAGATTTTGTAAATTATAATCTTCATTCGATAATCCTTCCGGCACAATCGCTTTTACATCTTTATTTAGCCCTTCTTTTATGATTAAAGCATCATATGCAAGGCAAGAGTCTGTTATGACGCATGCTGTACAGGTTAATAAGTGTCTTTTAGTATTGTGCATATCTTCTACTATGATTTGAACCATCCAAGCTAATAGCCCAATGGTTAAAAGTAAAACTAGAAAAAACCCACATTCTATATTAAGTAACTGTTTCTTCATTCCTTTGTTCTCCGACCCCCCGTACTAAAAGGGGGGTGTTCGCCTATGAGATTGTTATCTCTGTTAATCGGGTTCCTAATGATGTTACGTTTCTTGTCAATAATGGTCCTTTCCATTAAACGATCCCTCGCCAAGATACACTTCCTAACATCACTCCCGAAGCATGGCCTTCAAGGTTCACGCAATGTATGAATAACCTTGTGTAGTACGCTACCACGGTGACCGGCATATTGTCTACAATTATTGTTCCTCAATTTCGTACAACGAATTGTCTTAGCGTAAACAATTGGACTGACTCATCGGCACCTTCGCCCAACCGGTAAAATGTCCTATGTGCCTCGTCTCGTCTATTCAATATTAATTGATAATCTGTTTGTATGTTCTAAGAATTAAACTTCAAATAGAACATACTTAATTCTTTTTGCCCTTTAAGGTAAATCCTATAAGGGTGCATATCTCGTTTGGACTGCCAACACCAATGTTTATTTGGTATTAGATTCTCAGGAACTTCACCTTCTTTCTGCTGTTTAAGCGAAAATAAAGTATCTATACGCCTTCTCCAATCTAACCATATTTCTAAATCGATTGAAGGGCCATACATTTCCCAGCACCATTGCAAGACTTCTTTATACTTAGACTCGACTTTAGCTTCAGCAATATATCTTCTTGCTGATGCAGTTGAATGACTATCAAATGCCCAACACCATTCAAAATGAGGGTGGGCATTCCATTGTTTAACACATCTTTTTAACTCTAAGTCGCCAGCACCAAGTATTGGATTACTATAATCCATTGTTAGCTCGATTGACTTGCTTTCAATATGTACTTACCAAATTTTTCATGAAACTTATCAAAAGTTTTAAGTTTGGTAGCACTAAACTTTAAATCATATGTAGTAAGAGCAGTTCTAGCCCCCATTACAACGATTTCTGTATCAAAGTTATCCATCATATATTGAAAGAAGTTATCAACATTTTTGTGGAAGGTTTCTTCGGCTTTCTTACCAGTACCACCATGTTCTTTACGATCTTTAAGTTCATAACATAGTGATACAACCAAAGAATACATTGCGGAGATATCTTTAATAGCAAGGTCTTTCACTTTACCATCTAAAATATCTTGTGGTTTAGGCATTTTACTAGCAACCTTACGGTGAGCCATAAACTTAACGGCTAGCCCTTCACCTATTGCACCGGCTACTAGGTTTAACGTGGTGTTCTTATCAGTAGCATCTTCATCTTCTATAAGTTCGCTAGTAAACACCCATGAACGTGGAGTAGCGAAAGAACGTGAAGCACTCTTTGGATCAAAGTCATATAGGTCTTGTTTAGCACCTGAAAGGTACCCAACAATATCTTTATGAACTTTATTTTGAACTGCCCATTCTTCCCAGCTATCAAAATCGACACGCAATTCTTGGTGTACGAATCTGTTAGCAAGTGGAGTAGGCATTCTGTAAGTAACACCTTTATCTGATTCACGGTTACCCGCGGCACACATAACTACGTTTTCTGGTAGATGATATTTACCAACTCGTCTATTCAATATTAATTGATAAGCGGCCGCCTGTACTGCTGGAGCGGCAGAGTTCATTTCATCTAAAAATAAAACTATAACAGGCCATTTTTTAGCTTCGGCTTCATCAGGTAAATCAATTGGTGGAGCCCAATCCATTAAATTCTTTGCCTTATTATAGTATGGAATACCTCTGAGATCTGTGGGATCCATTTGGGCTAATCGCAGGTCGAATACTTTTCCACCCAATTCCTCGGTAACCTGACCAACAAGATCAGACTTACCAATTCCAGGAGGACCCCACAGAAAAACCGGACGTTTCTTTTTGAAGCATTTGATAAGACTTTCTTTCGCTTCTGTTGCTGTAATAGTTCTAGTATCTGACATTTCGACCTGCTCCTATATTTTACTATACTATGTATTATAGACTGATTTTACCGAATTGTCAACCTGTTTTTTGTCAGATTCGGCATCTTGTTTAGGATCTTCGTGTTTTTCTTCAAATTTCTTAATCTTTTCAACAATATCAAGGAATTTATCAAAGAAAATATCCATTTTTGTTGCAAATTTTTCTTCTTTTTGGTCTTCACCTAGTGGAATACAAACTGCATCTGTAATTTCATTTAGCTTTTCTGCGGCAATTTCACAGGTTTTTTCATCCTGGTAAACAACATTCATTTGCAATGCCGCCGCTATTAATAACCATTTCATGAGTACTTCTCCTGTAATAAAATAAAAGGCCCGCTCTTGGGTTTCGAGAGCATCCCCCTCTTTTGGGGTTCTATAATATAGTTCTGATTTCGCATTGGTACTCCTCATGCACTATAAAATATTCGCGGGCATCCACTCCGCAAGTTTCGCTACGTTTGAGTCTTGAAGAACCATAGTCTTTACCCCGTAGGGCTATTGTCCGATCCCACGGCCAATTGCCTACTAGCATATCTAAGTCCCCCCTCTGCTCCGGTGTAGCAGGAACGCAACGTCCCCAGACCTTCTGACATCTTACAGATATCCAATTCCATAAGAGCAAAATCATTTAACTTTCACCAGTTTGATAAAAGCTCTACCACGTTTACTAAAATTCTTTAATGGGTGATCAAATAAAATAGGTTTATCTTTACCCTGTGGAATGTATCCTATTAACTTTGTACCATCTACGAAATATGTATGGTTAGGATATTTCCAATTAGTTGTTTCTTCTAAAATTTCCATATTATTCTTCACTTAGTTCTATTTCTATCTCTCTGGGAAGCAGGTCGGTGTATCCTTGTTCCTGTCTCCATGACATCTCATCTTCAATGCTGTGAAGAATCTGTATGTCCTTCACACGCATTCCGCCACCATTACCGTTCACCTTATACTCTGTCAGTGCAGACTCCAGTTCTTCCCAAGTCATTGCTTCAACTGCCTTATTCATCATCAGTTTTATCTTCATAAATGTTTAGCAATATTGAATATCCATCTCCTTCATCTTCGATTTGATAACGGAAACCTTCACCGTAATGTGCTTTTAAGATTATATCTATCTTATCTAAACAATTATTAAGTACGACAGTTCTGCGAGCATATATGCCATTTTCTTCTATATTCTCTGACATTTATCTTTCTCCTCTAATTCTTTTTTAAGATTGCTTATCATAATATCGTCAAGTTTCTTCTGATTCTTTGCAGAAATCTTAGCATCTTTAAGTGCCTGTTTTAGCTTTTCTTCATTTGTCATTATCTTCGTCCTCATTCATTTCGGAAGTCGGGTGTAAGGTTTTTATAATTTCAATTTCCTCAAGCTCTTCTTCAAATTTAATCTTCTCAATTTTCATTCTTAATCTCTTATCTTCAAGAATTTGCTCATAAGTCTGATTATTGTTACCTGGTATTTTAAAATTCTCATCTGGCCACCAATTACTTTCGCCGGGTTTCCAACCGGCATGCATGGTAAACATACCAGTATCGGGATCAACATCACCGAAAAAAAGTTCGTATTGATCATCAAGTTCTAAATTATCTATGCTTTCATTCATAGCTACCCAAGTAAGTTCATCATCAAAAATATGTTCACCAAAAATTGCTTTGGTTTCTTTCTTACGTTTATATTCAGAAAGATAAACTACATTATTTTCTCTGTCTAAATCCTTCTTAGTATAACCTTTTTTTCTGTATCGGGTCATTTTTTATCCCTCAAAATCTTAAGAACTTCATCAATTTCTGAAGTGTCAGAAATGTTTAATTCTGTCCACTCTTTATAAAGTTCACCTAATTCTTTAGCCATTTCCTCATAGGAAAATAAACTAAGTCCATGAATTTCGATATTATCAATAGCTTCACGGACAGTACCTAGTCCACAATCTTGACCTACTTCTAAGGTATCTTTTAGCTTCATTTAATGTACCCAGTCTGGAGTTAACGCCTTGTCTGGATCATATCCAACAACAGTTTGACTAGTAGTTACCATATTTGTACCTTCATCAATCAAAGCTACAAAATGATCGGTTTCATAAGTCTCATCTTTATAGATCTTATGCTCTTTAACATAATCTCTTTCGTACCTATCAGGTTCGAATCTTGTATTAATGTAATTATCAGCAACAAGATCATATAGCCCGTTTAATTGATTTTGTATGGTTTTCATGATTAACTCATTCTGCTTGATATCTAAAACAACCCCGCGACTTAAACGCACCAATGATTCCTCAAGGTGCGTAATCATCTTTAAAATTTCGAATTTTTCAATATGTTTAGCATCAGGTTTCATTATATTGATTCCCCTACAGTATTCTCATTAATAGCATTCTTGATAGTGTCATTCAAGTTAGTAAATCCAAAATCATCAACTGAATACATTATACTACCTGCTTTAGTGTTGAGAATATAAATGTCACCTACCATAGAAGAACGTCTACCCATTTCGCGACCTTCATATCTTGGGTTAGGGAGTAAAACCTTAACATTTTCGTTGTAATCACCATTCTCATGAAGAAGACCATCTTCATCGGCTAATTTAAGCTCTTTTCTAGACCAAGATCCATTAACATTATTGGTCCATCTCCAAGCATAACCTAATACCTTGTCAAGGTCATCTTCGTGTAATTTGCCATCATATGTAGGTAATGACTTAAGATAAGTAACTTCTGCTACTGCTTCATCTGGATCATGTGTTGCTCCAGCATGATCAGGATAACGGTTTTCAGAATGTATTACTGTTACAGTAGGTACTTCTGAATCCATCCACACTTTATCTGTATCTTGTTTACTCATTTGCATTCGACCTCTGATTTCTTAATTTGTATAATACATTATAGAGGAAGGTAACCGAAATGTCAACCTCTTTTTGAATTGTAAGTTATTGAAAAATAAGGGAAAAGTGAAATAATTGTGAAAAAAATTGAGGATTGCTAAGTCATTGATTTTTGAAATTCTAATAGAATCAATAACTTACGACCCCGCTTGAAATTTATCCATTCTCATCATAGTATTTGCTTGGATTAATAGCTTCTCCATATCCTGGATATTATCGTGAAGTTCGGTTATTACTTCGTATACTTCGTAGCAACCAGTGATATTATTACTGCCCGTACTAGCTAGATCAATATCGTGAATATTAGCAAAATCATAGAGTTGTCTAGCAATCACGTCTTTTGATTCCATGATATTTTCTAGGGCTTTCATCTTACGATATTTGGCCACTAATTTCGGTGGAGCACCAAAATAGGCATTATTTACAAAGTCTTGAATCATGTGTTTCATAATATATAAACTTAATTATACATGAAACAAGTGGAATTACTACCAGTTTATGGCAATTCTGTGAACTAGTTTTAAACTTTTTTCCTAATTTGTGAACTAGTTAACGTTTTTTCGACAAGTGGACCCCAATTTTTCACTTTCATGGTTTTAATCTTGCCACCAGTGTAAGCATCATATTTTGCCGAAATTTGTACGGCTTTTTTAGCATCGGCACCCATATCCATAGCCGCCATAGCGTATGATGAACCCCAACCTATTGCATAGAACCCATCGGGCATTTCGACATGATATTTTTGGAAGAATCTATTAATAGTATATACATTATCTTTATCTTCTATAACCAAACATTCAAAGTCTTCATCAGATGTTACATGGCTTAGGTCTGGTACATCTTCCATTCTGGCACCTCTTTCAAACCAATCTACAAAAATAAGACCGGTATAACTATCACCCGCTGTACCAATAATTTTTCCATCAACTAAGAAAAGTTTTTTGCATTCAGTTATTCTTCCGTTAGTATGTGTTTCCTGAGAATCAGCGGCTATTATTCCATCTCTAAATGCTATAGTAGTCATATTTTATTAGTCGTATATTTTCTGGTTATAATTTTTGTTGTTCATACCATGGCCTTCACCTTTTAACAATAAGTTCGTAATGATATTATCAATCTCTAATGGTGTTTTAGCCCAATCAACTTGTCTTCGCATTTCTCTTATCTTTCTAGGGTCCATGTGTTTGTTAGACCGTTCTGGCTCACATCTATCTAAAGTAGCGTGGACCAATATTTTCTTTTTGTTTAAATCTTTTTCATTCCAAATTTCCTGAATATCACTTTCTCGTATATTTTCATTATGTTTAGTAATAGAATATGGTGTTGTTTGTGATATATAATAACCATACCAGTGCTTACCATGCTCATTATTAACTCTTCTATAAAATTTTGGTTTAACATTAACATTTACAATATAAACATTCTTTTTATCATTCTTTTTATTATAAAATATTAAATAGCATGGTGCTTTATGTTTAGTAGCATATTTCCTATAATCAAAAAGTTTTTCATCTGTGCTCCAAACCTTTTCTGTTGCTTCGGAAGGATCATAGAGATGTTTTTTATTCTTTGAATCATAAAAAGCTACAATTTTATTGCCTTGTTTTACTGTATGATCAGGAATTGCCAATCCATCTTCATCACGAAATTTACCAGTATTATCTGGTGAATCTATTGTACAATCTGGGTGCAACTTTTTTATTACTGTGATCGCATCACCTTTCTCTAGCTTATCGCCAAATTGTTTAGAGTCTTTAAATGCTATGGTAGTCATATTCTTTAAAAATCATCCCAAATTTCATCAGCAACAAGGTCTTCACCAATCGAACCAAGTTCGACCATCATCTGCTCTTTGTCTTTGTTCATAATTTATCCTATAAGAACAAACACAACAATTATACCCATTCCAATTACAACACTTGAAATAAATCTAATCCAAAATGTATTAAACATTTTTTTAGTAAACATAGCTAATTGCTCCTTTAAAAATCATCCCAAATTTCATCAGCAACACCTAATTCAATAGCTTGGTCAGGTGTAATATATCTGTCAGTTGCGTTTAATAATTTACCTTTAATGGTTCTACCATCTTGATCTGTCGCGGCTTTAAGTATGTCTAACATTTTTTTATTACAATAATCTGATTCTTTTACTGTTGCTTTGATGTCATGATGTTTTCCTTCAAATTCATCTGTGTATTGATGACACATTAGACTACAGTATGGACCAATAAATCTTTTACCAGGAGTGCCACTAGTGAATATTAAAAATGCCGCACTCATAACGGAACCGATCCCAACAGTTTTGATAGCATGGCTACTGGCCTCCATTGCATCAATCAAAGCGAAGGCTTCATAAAGATCACCACCATCGCTAGAAATATAAAGTGTTAGTTCTCTGCGTGGCTTAGGATTCAAGTTTTCAGCACAAAGCCATTTGATGGTTTCAGTAACATTAGTAGATTCTATTTCACCTACTAAAAAGTGTATGCCATTGTCTGCTAATTTATTAGTTAACCTAGTTACTGAATCAAAATCATCTTTGTTGCGAGCCATAATTAGAGTCTCCTATCGGATAGGTCTTGACATTCTATACACCGTTGTGCCCATGGTACAGCTTTTCTTCTCGCTTTACTAATAGGCTCATTACAATCTATACAAACTATTGCTCCAGGCTTATTCATTTCTTCAGTTATTCTATCAGCTTCTTTTTGATGTTGAAATAAGGAATTTAATTGTGCAATTTCGGCCTCGTCATGCATAATATCAAACTCTTCTGCTAAAGATCTTTGTTTACTTTCAGTATCCATAGGTTTATTTTTCCTCATCGTCATTGTTAGTTGGCCAGAAATCAAAAATTGTTTCTTCTTCCTCTTCTTCTTTCTTGTTAAATTTGTCAGGGTCTGATATATATTCCCAGGTAATAACTCCGGCTTCTATTTCTTTGAGTGCTATAGTAGGATAGTTGTGCCCTTCGGTATCTTCTATTAAGGGCCATGCTCCCATTTCTAAATCATGGGCTCTTTTTGCTGATAGAAGAAGTAAGTCATATCTGCCATATTTTTTAGTAAACTCAAAATCGCTTACGTGAACTGTTTGTCCTGGGTCATATACCAATTCGGTTTCTCCTAGGTTTATTAATTAATTGAATTGCTAGTATAGCAAATGTTTTATTATAAGTCAAGTATTTTCTAACCTTAAAAAGCCGGGCGACTAATTATATAGCTGAGGGATTATATGGTTTCTAAATAATTCTTTATATCACCATATAAAGTGATTGCTGTGGCTTCTTTTGCACCAAAAATGTAGATTTTTGCTGGAAATTTCTTAACTAAATGTTCTATAAAGTATGGATATGTCATATGTTTATCCAATTCTAGCAATAATTTAGGATTCAAATAGTGTGTAGTAGGTAAATCCCATTCATAATATTCAAGCTCAAAAGAGTCGACGAAAGTTTTAAAGCCTCTTTCGGTAAGTCTTAGACCACCATCGTTTCTAATATTATACCACCAGATTTTAAGTGCGTCATTAACAACAGCATCTGGGTTTTCTGCCAGTAACTTTTTAGTAAATTCTCTTTTATTTGGCATCAGGATATACAGTAGTGCCTTTGTTTAATAATACTACTGTAAACTGATCTGTTTGAAATTGCGTATTTAATTTTTTCGCGAGATTGATTGCATGCCCAGGGTTACTAAAACTAACTTTCTTATATTTAGGACCAGGGTACTCAACCAGATAATTGGAAGTTTTAAGGTTGATGGGTTTCTTCTTATAAAAAACTGCCCAGATACCATCACTGGCTAAAATCTGTTCTGTTTTAAAAGTTTCCTTATTGGTATTTTCAATTAATACTAATGGCTTCGGCCTACTCATTGTTGTTCCTTTTTGTTATGCTGTATTTATGACATTTTCGGTAGATGTGTGCATACATAGCTAAGTTGAAAACCTAGGTCCTATATGGTTATCGAAGTGGTCTTATTTTAGAAACGAGGGGCTTTAATTTCTACTTCAAGTACTTTATTAACTTCTGGAGTCGTTGTTATTTCATTATGAGGGAATGTGTTATTATTATCTAATAATGTTTTTGTGATATCGCCGTGTAATTGTCTGGCTTCGTGTATAGACATAGTAAATTCTTTTGCATTTTGAGCTTGTAAAGTTTGTAATTTATCTATAAATCTTTTTATGTATAGTCCGCTACTCATCTTCTTCTATACCTTTAAGTTGATTTAGTCTTGATTCCATCCAACTGATTGCAGTATATATGTGTCCGGTGTCATGTTCTTGTATTTGACTTTTTGCGTATTCTATTTCTTCTTCTAAATAACGATACTTTACCTTTATTAAGTTACTAGGAAAATCTTTATGCTTCATTTTCTAAATAACCTCTCGCCCTTAATGATATCTAAAACTTCTCTAGCTTTTTCTTTTTCTTTAAATGGTCCGCGATAATCATATCTTTGTATTGCTATAAGTTTTGGACAAAATTCTTGTCGCCAAATATTATTCTGATTAATAACATACCACCCAGCGGCAAACCAGGATTTTGAATTATTTTCTTTAGTGAAGATAGGTGCTTGTTGTGTTAGGGACCATACACCGTTGAATGGTTTAGCATCAGTTCCATAGCCGTGTACATTATCATTATATCCATCATTTATTTTATCTGGATCATATCCATCGGGTAGTTCTTGGAATTGAATATTGGTGCGTTCTTTAATTGTTTCGAGAGTTTTAAATTTAAGTATTTCATTGCCGAGGTTCATTCTGTATTCTTTATCATTTAGACTTATTTCTCCTATTCTATCTCTACCATCTGTTAATATCCAATATTTTCCATCAATAATAGTTTTGGCACATATCCCGGTTAAATAAACCTGTTCTTTGTTTTTAATTTTACTCATAATATCTCCTGATCTGGGTAGCTTGCGGACAACCAAGTTGCAATTGAATTGGCATTATCGCTTAGTCGTTTCAGTTCATATTTACCACAGAATTTTAGGAATTGAGCTCCGACTTGTAAATTTTTCTTTGGTTTACTGGAATTTAGTATAGTTTCTGCTATTTTTTCTTTAATTTCTGGCGGCTGTGCTGTTAAATCTATAAGGATTTTGTTGCGTTCATAGTCGTCTAGCACTCTATGTTCGTCACCATTATGATCAACCCACCGTTGTAACATCATATTATTCCATGAATAACCTTTTTTCTTTCTATCACCAAACGCTTCTAATAAACCTACTTTATTTCTTGTTCCTTTTTTACGTACACCTGGATAAGCCGAAAATACATTATCACTGCTATCACCGCGTATACATTTTTCGAACAATAACCAATATGGATTAGGTGCAGGTTTTGGTTCCTTAGTCCGTTTGTCCAGCACTATATTACCTGTTTTATCGAATATACCCTCTAGAGTATGTAATTCATCTGTAATGCCGTTATACTGCCTTACGTTGGGTCTAAGAAGCTGATAAAAGTCTGAATCCGAGCTTACAATTACATGATCATCATTAGGGTGTGCTTCAACCCACCCAGCAATTAAATCATCAGCTTCAAGTTCGTTATGTTGTAATACGGTGCAATTGGTTTTTGTTTTAATGAACTCCTGTAGGTTATCGAAAGTTTCCCAAAATAATTGG